CAGCTACTGACCAGAGGAGTTCTAGTGGCCGACTTTACGGGTCCTCAGACGAGGACGAGACAGATCATCCTTCGGGGTGATCCGTATCGCAACATTATTCCAGGCTATAATAAGACTGGAGTTGTCCGTATTGCCGGGACACAGATGACTGTGTCGGAAGGGCACCCTTTCAAGAAACGTTCACGTTTCAAGGGTGAGGACGTCGGTGGTGATTTCTACACCATTTCCCGTAGATACCGTGATGACCGTGGAGACGAGGGAAACCCCGTCCCACAGGTCCATTACCACGGTGTGGGAAGTACGCCGGACCGTATATATGATTATTACGGTCCGTTGTACCCGGTTAGTCCTGCAGTACCTACCAGTGGGAAAACTCCGTTTTCCAAGTACTGGCCGCCGGATTTATCATATTCCGACGCGCAATTGTATGCACTAGGTGCAACTGCAATTGCTAGGTGCGATCCCGTGAAGTCCCCTGCCAACCTTTCAGTCGCTATGGCTGAGCTTATTCGGGAAGGAATTCCCAAAGCTCTTGGTCATACCGTCTGGGCTGCACGAAATCTTGAGTTCAAGTCACTTGGTGACGAGTATCTCAACGTGCAGTTTGGTTGGCTCCCGTTCGTCGCAGATATTAAGGACACTGCTTCTGCAATCCTTAATATGGACGATCTCATGAAACAATATGAGAGGGATTCCGGACGACTTGTCCGGAGAGGGTACACATTCCCCACGATCAGGGAGACCACCATAACTGATCCGGTCACTGACCCCAACGCTCAAGGATTCTTTCTTGGCGATGGGAAGCGACCGTCAATTGGTTATGTTGCTCTACCTGGGGCGAAGACGGTTCTCGAACGAGAAATCGTTCGGAAGATCTGGTTTAGCGGGGCGTTTACTTACTATCTGCCGTCTGACTACGAAAGTAGATCAGCATGGCAGAAGAAGTTATACCTCGCTCGCCAGCTTCTAGGACTTGAGGTTACACCTGAAGTCCTATGGAACCTAACGCCATGGAGCTGGGCCGCCGATTGGTTTGACAATATTGGAGATAATATGCATAATCTCTCCAGTTTTGCCAGCGACGGCCTGTTGTTGCGGTATGGTTACCTGATGGAACACACTACCATCAGAGATACATACACCGCCTTCAACTATCGATGCGATGGTTGGCCTGGCGGCAGACCTCTCTCTATGACTCTGATCACAGAGATCAAAAAGAGACGTCGCGCAACACCCTTTGGTTTCGGGATTGACAAAGGCTCGTTGACGAGTCGTCAACTCTCGATCGCAGCTGCACTCGGCATCAGCCGATTGTAGCGAAGATCCACTTCACCATCCGCTAGAGACTAGTCGCCCGACTAGTCTCATCAACCTAGGAACTGTCTCATGGCACTTTCTGATCCTCAGTCCGTCACTATCAATGCTGTCGCCGTGTCGCTTCCGCGCACGTCGAGCGGGAACAACGTTGGGGTGTTCACCTCCAACGATGGTCTCGTGAAGGAGACGGCCTCTCACCAGTATGGTAAGAGGAACCGTCATCTCTTCCGCATTGACCACTCGAAGATCTCTCCTGACCCGTTTGTCTCGGCTCAGAACAACAAGTACTCGATGTCTTGTTACATCGTGTTTGATGTTCCGACGCTGGGATACACGGTTACGGAGCAGAAGCAGGTGATCGATGGTTTCATCGCTCAGCTGCAGGCTTCGAGTGGCGCCCTCATCACCAAGGTTCTTGGCGGTGAGAACTGACCCGTTTGGGAGGCCGGTCGGTGGCGAGGGGGCTGGGTGAAAGCCCAGCCCTTCTCGTTACAACTCGTGAACGCATCTTCTTCGGACGTTGGCTTGTTTCAATCAAGCGCTACGTCTTTGATGATGAGTTCGAATTACTCGAGTTGTTACCCATCGATCAGCCGACCCAACCATTCAGGGTCATTCCTCGTGATTAAGGTTGTCACGAGGCGACGGAACGGTGTTTAACCGTTCGGATCACTACATGAGTCGGGATTCCCCTACCCTAGATGAAAGGGAGAGGATGAAAAGCCTCATGCAGTTCTGGCTCCAGGTGCTCAATGAATTGGGCACCCAGATCGGCACTGACACCAGCAAGGACGTAACATACGCCCTTGCGCGATTTGAAGATGAGGGGCTATCGTTTCTAACGATAACCCTGACTAACTACGGTTCGGACCTCCAAAAAGGTCTTGACCGTGGTTATGTCGCTCCCGACCTGTTCCAGGGATTTTCCTGGTCAGGGGGTCTCCCCAAGTTTCTTCGGGGTTTCCTTGAGCGCATCTTCAGTCGTGGTGATGGTCGATTGCTCGACAATCCTGAGATCGATGCAATCTTCGCCATTCGTCAGATTACTCTGATGATGGGGAAGCTTCACATTCCATGCAGCGATGCAAGGGTTGCGAAGGCGATTTCAGGATACATCGAGTGTGAGAAGGAGGTGAAGATACATGACAGTACGTTCGCTGAAACTGGTTATTCCAGCTTTATGCGCACTGGCATGGATCTCTTTGGCAAGCTATTTCATCGCGTTAACCTTAGGGTTAGTCGCGGTGAACTCATGCCAAAGCATGGCCCAGGTGCCACAGCTGACAGACTCAAGGGAAACCTTAAGTACTGCCAGTCAGAGTGGCCTCTGCGTCTAGAGGAGTTCTTTCCATCTCTGACGTTTCTAACGCCAGGGTGGAGTTACTTTGAGCTCCTCGAAAACGTCACCTACCTCGAACCCGGTCAGGAACGACCCGTGAGGGTCATTACTGTACCTAAAACGTTGAAGACGCCGAGAATCATCGCGATCGAGCCTACGTGCATGCAATATGCACAGCAGGCTCTTCTCGAGGTGTTTCTCGATGAGCTTCGCAGGGATAGACTCCTGTCGAAGATCATGTACTTCGATGATCAGACGCCCAACCAGCGTCTTGCCCTTAAGGGTTCATCTGAAGGCAGTCTTGCTACACTAGATCTTAGTGAAGCAAGCGATCGCGTCTCCAATCAGCATGTACGAGCTCTACTTGCTGGCTTCCCCGACTTTGCAGGGGCAGTCGATGCTTGTAGATCTCGGAAGGCTGACGTGCCTGGACACGGCATCATCCGTTTGTCCAAGTTCGCGTCGATGGGTTCAGCTCTCTGCTTCCCCTTTGAGGCAATGGTATTCACTACCATTATCTTTCAGGCAATAGCAGAGCAGCTCAATCGCCGTCTTACCCGCGAATTAGTTGAACAATTCGTGGGCCAGGTGGTGGTCTATGGGGACGACATTATTGTCCCCGTAGACTTTGTGTCAGCAGTCGTTGCCCGCCTCGAAGCTTTTGGGTTTCGGGTGAATGGCAGCAAGTCTTTCTGGACTGGAAAGTTCAGAGAGTCTTGCGGAAGGGACTATTACGACGGGAACGATGTTTCTATCGTTCGCGTTCGTGAAAAACTCCCTACACGACTGGAGCACGCCACGGAAGTTATTTCCACCGTCTCCTTGCGGAACCAGCTTTATCAGCTGGGCCTATGGAAGACGTGCC